GCCTATGGTCTTGGTCTTGCCCGTGCCGGGCTCCCCTTGGACCATTGCGGGCACCCGTGCCTGTATCAGCAGGGCGAGTGCCTCGATTTGTTTGCTTGCCATGTGTGTGTTCCTCCTTGGTTAGGGTTTATAATACATCGAAGATTTAAAACCGGTGTTGTATTTATCTCTGCGTAGCGCATGAAATACTGAATGTTGTGGTGCGCATGTGATACATAGATACCAGCGCGATGCAGCACCCTTGCTGCGACACTCATCACAAGCCCAGGCCCAGTTCCGCGCATGGGGGAAACCTTCTGAATGCCATGGTAGCTGGTACTCTCGCCGTAGCGTAGCCTTGCATTCAAGGCAATACACTGGGTCAATATACGGCCTTACGATTGTCATTGAAGCCTCGTGAGATGTCCTACGGCGTAGCCATCGACCATGCCTCGGTCGAACTCCTCGGCTTCTGATTCGCTCATCTTGCGCTTGTAATGTGCCGTAAGCTTGCCCAGCGTATACCCGATGTCGAATACCTGCGACGCATCCGACGCCGCGCCGGGCACGTGGACCTGCGCATGCGCGCGCCGCAAGAAATCCGTGAAGTTAAGTTTGCTCATCGGATACCCCACAGTTTCGGATGCCGTTGTAGCATTCGAATTATTGTTGCATCTATACATCCTCGTGGATCATTTGCCCACGCCGCAACACGATTGCGAAGCTCTCCCTCGGCGGGATAGCCGCACTTTCGCCATTCGTTCAAGATGTGTTCGCCTTCGGCTTTCCATGATAGTGATTTGCTCATAATCCACATGCCTTTATGAACCTACTTCGGTCAAAATTTTCATAGTCGCGCCCGAGCAGATTGCACAAGTGTCGCACCAGCTCGCGTTCTTCGTCGAGGGACTCACGTGCAAGTTGCTTCATCGTGATCTCTTGCCGTATGAAATGCGCGAGTAGTGTGTAGTGTTTGCGACTCATCGTACTAACTCCGCCATCGTGTACGCTGCGATGAACTCAGGTGAATCAACGTCACGATAGAGTGAAATCAGCTTCTCGTCGTTCGAAATGTTGGGCGATGTGAGAATCGTCTCAAGCCGGTGATGCATGTAAAAGCTGTTCAGGTTGCGTCCGTTTTTGCCCCAGCCAGGCCGTCTGTAGCCTACCACAAAGTTTTGAATATTCTTCATGCCCGTGAAATCCATCCACTTGTTGGTAAGCGCATAGATCATTGACCTTGAGTCGTACTGCATCAACACATAGTCTTTGGGGATTGTGTTGCGGCTTTGCCTGGCAAGGCATGAGAGACTGCGCTGATGCGCCTGCATGCCACTGGAGCGTATCAGGCATTCACAGTGTGGACATGCGACATGCGGATATGAGATACGTGGCTTGCGCTTTGGTGCTTCGTAACTTTGTTCAGACATTCGGTCCTCCAAGGCGTGCTAACGTCCATAGGGCTTGAAACCGAGGGTCATTCTCAGGCAAGCTACAACACATCTCGAACTCTTTCTCCGTAATTTGCGGCGAGTAATATAGGTCTACGAGGGATTGACGCAGATAGTGGCGTCTCCACATATATGATGAACGTCCCCAGCCGCCCCGTGAATACCCCGTGGTGGCGCTCATAACATGAGGTCCCGTTATGTTAGCTAGCCATTGCTTACGGCCAGTTGTTTGCTCGCGGTAGTACGTATCAGTCCAACCACAGGCTAAATATCTGAGATGCAGACCAAAAATCTGACAGCCCTTTGTGGATAAGTGGCGACGCAGCGAAGGTCGTCGCAGCGCCATCTCGCAGTTGGGGCAGTGTATTGTCGGATTTGCCTTTACATCTTCGGCCATGTGTGTATCCAATCAATTGCTCGTTTCTGTCCCTTGAGTTCGTGCCATATCTCGTGGGTCTGAACGCACCTCTCACATAACCACGAACCTATAGCATGCGCCACGTGATGTGCGTCTAAAGCACAACACTCATCCTGCAAGCATTGTGCCACAACATATACCACTTCGTGGCAGTCGCGGCAAAGACGCAGCAATAGCGCATTACCTAGGTGCTCAGGGCGATTTGGTGTAAACACCATTGTCATCACACGCGTACTTACCTAGTAACTCATACCACTTCACTGCGTCGCGCCTCACGCCACTGTGTTTCAACCACCACACGAAGTCACACAACGCGGCAAATTTAATGGGTGGTTCGGGTATTCCGATAAGTGATTTCATAGGGTCTTTGGACCTAGGCGCGTGAGTTCGTGCATTACCTCGTGCGCCGGGAAACATCTCTTGCAAACGAAAATGTTTTTGCTGTCATTGGAAGGGCGAAACCTCAAACGCACCTTTGGCCAACACTCAAAACAGCGCTTCGTGGGCTTCTTGCCCTTACATTCGACGCAGCGTCGTCGTCGCATATGTTTCCTCGCCTGATGTCTTGGCATATACGCCTTCGTCGTCACACATAAGCCATGCGATGTATGTGTCAGTCCAGCGCTTGTCCTCGGGTTTTGCTCGTGTGATATGGTCTATGGCCTCGCGTAGCGTCACGCTGGACCCATAGATATGATACCCGCTTGGTACGATCACGCGTCGCTCTCCACTTCCACGAGCCCTGTAGGCAGGACCTTACGCAACATCGTCACTACGAGCGCACGAAACTTCTCTATGCTCTCGCTGTTACGCACAATCTCGGGCTTGAAGCTGATCTTAACGGTTATGCTTTGCATCGAACTCCCCCCTGCTCATGAATTCACGCACGTTACGCAGTGAAACGCGGGTGCGCCGTGCCCTAAGGCATGCGAACACCAACATCATGGCGACCCATGCGCCGAGACCATAACCCACGATACCAAGTAATGCGCTAAATATTTCCATCGTTCCCCCTAATTTTTGACCCAAGGTTTGGGCGATGGCACCTGAAAACCCCAAACCCGATCATCGGGTGCTTTTGCCGCAAGATAGGCGGCTTTGCGGCCATACTTCGATGAGCCGCTCGGCGCCGTGTTGTATTTCACACTTCGTGTTAGCTTTTTTCGCTTTGCCATGAGTTCTCCTAGGCCGCTTGGCCGTATGTTTTATGCAGTCGCGTGATGTGACAACGCTCGCACTGTTCGTACTCACTCTGTTCGCCCGTCTTGAACCAATACCACAAATGCCCAAGCTTTAAACAAAATGCGTTCATGCTCATACCTCCATTACCTATGAGTATTGGTCGCAAGGTCGTAGACCGACTTCAAGTGACAGGGACCAGCCCAGTGTTAGTGTTCACGAGTCGTGTGGTACGGCCTTGCGATCATTACTCACCACGCATTGAGTATGTCGTCGATCAAGCGACGCACTGAACCATAAAGTACCACAAACCACAAAATCCAGGTGTACCAACGGAACGTACGTGTCATTTCAATCACCTCCAGTCACGTCCCTCGCGGGAAGGACGTGCGTTGGAAGGGACTGTGAGGTTAGCTAGCGGGCGTTGTGGTAGGAGATTTGTGCGAAAACTTATCCCAATTGTCCTTGATGAACCCACGAATCTCGTCGTTCTTGTCTAAAAGCTTGAGCATTTGCTCGGGGTACAGGGTCACCGGGAAACGGCCAAGGCCGTAGATCGACAACGCGCCCTTTTCCGAGACTTTGAAGCCCGTTTTTGGTGCATTTGCGGCTTTCAGGGTACGATTCTCTGCTTCGAGTTCGGCGATTCGCTTCGCAAGAATTTCGTTGTCTGACATAAAACCTCCGTGTGTGTGGTTATGCACGCCTTTGTTTACGCGCTTATTCCAAGCGCTGCTTTTAACCTAGCAATTTCCTGGTTGTTCGCCAAGAGTAATTGGGCCTTCGCGTCGCCTCTAATCTGGCGTTGTGGTTTTTTGCGCCGCGAAAGATACGGTGCATCGTATTGCGAGGGCATCGAAAGTGCAATGGCCAAGCGCCGCGAGCGGTCGAGTTGTTCGTCGCAGCCATGCTGAGGGACCAGGTAACTTGGGTCATCGCATGCGCAACGCCAAGACTCATCGCAGTGCTCGCACAGGTGATTATGCTCTAGGCCATGCCATGCGCCTTGGGGCTCGATGTCGAGCTGTTCGCGGATTGCTCTCGCGGCAATTGCTTGCTTGAGAAGCAAAATCTCTAGGGCATTCGCCTTCAGGTGTTTGCGGGTGGCGTTCATGCATCGCCGATAAAGCGGCTTTTGTGCCAACACATTTTTGGGCACTTTGTGGTGCGTTGGGGAACTTGCGACCGCGCGGCACGGTTCTTGCTGTTGTCACAAACGTGGCAAACGGTGGCAAAGTGTGGCAAACTGCCGGCAAGCGTGGCAAAGTGCGGCAAAGTGCGCTCGATTGCGTTGGCATGCCGCTTGCGACGCGCACACGTGCGCACATACGCGGGCATGCGCGAGCGCGTACGCGAGCGTCGCAAACGTCGTGCCGCATGACAAAACGCGACACAACATGACACGAGCGACATGGCACGATTGTTGCATGCACGCGAAAACGGGCACTGGTGCCCCTACCCTACGGGGTACCCCGGGGCGATGCGCCCCCCGGGATAAACCACATAGAAAATTGCGTACTTAAGTTCACACAGTGAACATTCTCGCACCACCTACCACATACCACAAATGCACCCCGCACCACAATGCCACAAATGCCATGTGAACATTCCGCGCGCCTTACGCCGCACCACGCGTTTTTGGGCCCTCCGGCGCACCACCCATGAACATTTCATCACACCAAAAAACCGCCGCAGACGGCGGCCGTACCACCCGGGTTGAGTGGAATCGAAGGAACTTGCGTGGACTTCTTCACCCTGTCCGCACTTTTCTCCAACGAATTCGCGACGTTACACGGGTCGTTCGTGGCGGGCTTGTCCATTCTCGCCCGAATACCCCCACCTTTTCACATGGTTACACAAATCGCGGACACCTCAAATTTTAGCCCTATAAGAGAGTGATGTCCGTAAAAATTTGCGGACATGCGGACATGGGTCGGCGGTCGGGGAAACCGACTCACCTGTCGGGCGGCGGCCATTAGGGCCGCACGCCCTCGGGTGAAGCAGTGTACGTTACGGACAGTCCCGAGTTTTTAGGATGGGGCCGAGGGTCATATTATTCGAGATCCATTGACATGTTACGTTGGGCATGCTATTCTGGCCGTATGGGTAGGATACGTCGACCGCCTCGGCCGCAGGTGCCGCTCGTACCACATACGCAAGCGGCGCCCTATTCTATGGACGCACGGACGTACGAACGCGAGGAATTGGGGGAGCAGGAACTTGAAATCATTCGTCGCCTTCTCGAACGACAAGAACCCAAGAGCATATGTGTCGACATGGGGCTTGCGCGGCAAGCCCTGGATGCACTGTCTCTCCAGCCCAGGTTTCAGCGTGAGTACGAACTTCAAGCAAAACTTGCCGATCGAAGCATTCGAGTACGCATGGAACGCCTCGCCGGTGAGGCCCTTGATGTTGTCCGAGAGGTTATGCGTACTGCAGTGTCTCCCGGAAATCGCCTACGCGCGGCCGTGGAGATACTTGATCGTAGTGGCTATGTCAAAATTGAAAAGCGGCTCACCGTCACCGCTGACGCTGAGTCGATCATTCGCGAGCTTAACCGCCTGGGAACCGCCGACATCACGACTAATGACCCAGTGACCGTACCACATACCACACAAAACCATACCACCAATGAAGGGGGAGAAACATTTGAAGACGCGGAATTTGAGGAAATCGGGCGCACGGTCGCCAGCGCCGTCGCTGAAGGGCGACTCGATCAAAACGCTTAAGAAGCCTCGTCGCCGGACCGCAAAGGCGCCCCGGGTGCTGCCGCCCGTCGATCTCGACCACGTCGAGTGGCGCTGCGTTCTCACGATCCATCGGGCAAACGAGCTGACCGACCAGCAACGCTACGTCATCGTCAATTGGCTGCGGGCCAAGATCAACGAACTCGGGAATGATGAGTTCGGCCGCAACCTCGCGCCGACGTATCGCGCGAGGACCCTGGTGTAATGGCCACATTGACCAAAGACCAAGAAATCGCCCGGACCATGAAGCGGTGGTTCAACGACCCGTGGGCCGCCGTGCGTGAGGGCAAAATCTTCACCCTCGACCAAACGGACTCGCGAACGCCCGTGAAACCGTTTCCCCAAAAGCAACATCTCGAACATCTCACGCGAGTGTGGGAAGCCAATCCGATGCTGCTTGTGCCCAAGTCGCGGCGCATGATGTTGAGTTGGTTGATGTGCTACCTACATTTGTGGTACGCTATGCTTCATCCCGGACGCTCGATTTTCATTGTGAGCGACAAGGAGCAAAAGAGTGATGAGCTGGTCCGACGATGCGAGTTCATGTACACGAATATCCCAGAAGGGACAATTCTTAAACCGATCATGCGCTCAAAATATTGCGCGCTGGAGTTTCCCGGACTGGATTCCTACATCATGGGCCTTCCAAGCGGGGCCGCTCAACTTCGACAGTACACCGCTTCTGCGCTACTTTTTGATGAATTCGCATTTTGGAGCGACGCCATGGAAACGCTTGGCGCGGCTCGGCCCACTATTGAGGGGGGCGGCCGCCTCACCATCATCTCTTCAGCGCAAGACGGCCCATATAAGCACCTCGTTTTTGATGAGACATTGGTTTAACATAATGGAGGAATAATGTTTGACGACGGACAGCATCATCCCAAGTGGTCGTTTGTGCGCGGATGGAACGAGCGGCATTGCACATGCGCCGCCTGCTTACCGGCGTTGCAATTTCGCCCACAGCCTAACATGATACCGTACCTGCCGGTGCAGACACAGCCTTTTCATCAGCCCCAGTTTTATGGCAGCTTAAACGCTAACGCCGCAAGTGGCACCACCAATGTCAAGTAATGTCTCACCACTTGCGGCCGTGCTGCTGGGCAACCCGGGCGGCGTGGCGTACGTCCCGGACCTACCTCAGGGCGCCGTCGTCACGAACCCCACGCGCGGCATATGGGAATGGACCAATGTACAAAACGGCTTTCACGTCGCGCTCGTTCACTTTTCAGGCGACCCGTCAAAAGACAATGAGTCGTTCGTCGCTGATGCACGTAAGGGCACGTCGGCCGCAAACTTTGAGCGCGAGTACAATATTCGCTGGCAAAGTTTTCGAGGCAAGCCGGTTTTCTCGGAAGACTTCAAACGTAATTTCCATGTTTCTGCCGCGCCACTCGTGGCCCAGTCACAATTACCTATTATTCGTGGATGGGACTTCGGTCTATATCCCGCATGTGTGTTTACCCAACTATGGCCGGGGATGCGACTGGTGGTGCTCCGAGAGATATGTGAGTCGGGCATGGGTCTCGAACGGTTTCTCGAAGAGGTCGCTGCGAAATCTATTGAGTGGTTTCCAGGATCGCGCAAGTATTTCGAGATCGTAGACCCCGCAGGTTTCGCCCGCTCGCCGAACGACGAACGCACCGCCGTGTCAATGCTCGCGAACACGTCGACATATCGCATGAACGTCACCCCCGGGATACAGGTCCCGGCGGAACGTCTCAAGGCCGTACGCAAGTTCCTGAGTCGTGTGGTACGCGGCGAGCCCGCGATGCTGATCGACCCGTCGTGCCCCATGGTCATCGGTGGCATGGACGGCGGTTACCACTACGCGTACAACAACTCGGGGCAGCTGCGCGAGAAGCCCGAAAAAAACATCTACTCACATCCCGCCGATGCGTTGCAATATGTGGCCACACGAGTTCTGGAAATGGACCTGAGTGGTACGGCGACGCCCGAAATCAAACAACCCGCGTACGGTTTCCGTAACGCTAACTCTATGAAGGAACACACCCGCCATGGCACAAAATAGTTCTACCTACACCGGCGTGCAACTCGCCCAAGACGAGGTAAAAGAAGGTGCGAAGCAAAAGACCAAAACCGCCGTGGTGGACGATGAGACCGCTCTCGCCTTTTTCACGCATGTATTCACCGCCGCTGATGAGGCGCGGCGGCCTCGTGAGGCCGTCTGGAAGCAGTCTTGGGATTTGTACAACGGTCAGTACGACTGGAGCGGCAAAGCAAATTGGCAGTCCAAGGTCAATATCTCCCTGGTGCGTCAGGCCGTGGATCGCGCGGCCGCAACTTTTCGCCGCGCGCTCGTGCGTATGCGTAACTTTTTTGGGGTCGAAGCGGAATCCCGGGTGGGTTACCAGCAGGGTCTGTTCACGCGTTCCCTTTTGGATTACTGGCTCGACCGTGCCGGATTTGTGCGAGAGTTCACTTCGGCTCTCAAAGTGGGTCTCATTACTTCAACGATCATAATGAAGGTCTGGTGGGAATACTGCTGGGTCAATGACTTGACAGTCGAAATGCAAGAGAGTAAAGTTCCTACAGAGTCGTTCGGCCTGGAGACTGGATATGAAACCAAGCAAACTGCTAAACCGAAGCGTGGCCAAAAGCTTGTTGGTAAACTGGGACTTCGAGCCGTCGATCCGTTCAAGTTTTGGGTGGTCCCAGGGAGTGAAGGTCG